AAATTGTGTCCCTCCGGCATAGTCACATCCATGGTGTCCAGTTTTGTCTTATTCATAAATTTAACTGCTGCTCCCGGCTTTGGAAGCTGGCCTATGTATTCTACCAATGCTGCCATGCACTTATTTGTGATATCTGTCTCATCGATCTCCAGAATGAATCCTATTCCCGAGATCTGCACGATTCCGTCGTCGAAGTGTGCGACTTGCAGCCCTAATGTGTCATATGACGCTTTTACCACTTTCTTGAATTTTGTTGTATCAATAAACATATCTTTACCTCCTATTTTCTGCTCGAAGCTTTGTATTTTCTTTCAAAAATCTTCTGCAATTTGCACGTTTTTTTATACCCACATCTTGAGTGAATAGAGTATTCTGCACACATTTTACACACGTCAGTACTTTTCATCCTGTGTCGCCTCCCTACCATCCGAATATCACATATCCCGGCATTAAACCGTATTCTGGCACATCGCGCAAAATATACACTATATTCCTGCTTACTTCGCGTCCTGTATACTTCTCGCCGTCCCACTCTTTTAGAATAACTGCATCGCCTATCTGCACATCGTCCTCATCCTTGCGGATTTCAAACTTCTTCTTGTCACAGATAACCGCATCAAAATACTTTGGCAATATCTTTTTTTCTACGATTTTACGCACCTTCGCCACCGCCTTTCACAATCTCGATTGCTTTACTAAATGCTTCATATCTTCCCTGGCTTCTCCCGCCATCGTAGATTTGTTCGCCGTCTCCGCATCCGTCCTCGTCGCAATCATCTGGTCTGCCCTGCTCTGCTTTCTTCAATTTTCCCAACTGTTCCACAACCTTGTCTACATCATAAGCCGTCGGATATTCTTCCGGCGTGCCGATCGCTTCATACTCTTTTAGCTTTATTTGCATTGCAGCAATATTTGCTAATTCTACACCTGTGAATCCGCCATGTTCTTTCATAGTCTGCAATTCTTCCGGCGTGCCGATTGCGCGGTACTGTTGCACTTCTTCAAGTGCATTGATTGCTAAGTCAATCACAATTCCCACATCGCATTCATGATCATCGAATCCGCCCTGTAGTCTCCCATCCACCATTTTACGAGTCTTGGGATAATTATTTTTTAATAACTCAATTGCTTCATTCTCTGTCATTTCTACACCTCCAACAGTTCCGGATTGTCAAATATGTTGCCGATAACACTACATTCACCCAAAACCTCATAGCTTTCAGCAGATAATCTGTTTGTAACTTGGAATGAAATCGTTTCAGCGTCCCATACGACCCTCCCGATACAATCTGCTTCTGCGTAACCGCTCTCTGTACTATCTGTATCCCAATACGCAACAACATCATTCTCCCAAATCAGATTACCGTTCCTGTTCCTGTCTTTTAAGCCTGTGCATCGGCAGATTGTATCTGGAATTACTTCGTGCATTACAATTATTCTTCCAGTCTCATTCTTAACATTTACAACATTGCCCACAGGATGTATGTAATACTTTCCATTGGAAACAATAAGATTTCCAGTAACCCAAACATTATTAAATTCTCCTTTTTCTTTTGGAGTTGTCTTAGCTTTATACAGATATCTGTCTTCCATATTCTCTCCTTCTCTCCTATTCTGCTTCTGACTGAAGCCACTCTTCCCACTCGCTATGTTCCTCTTCGCTCGGAAATTCATGTTCCATCCACTGATAATCTGATTTTACTTTGCAAAGAAACTCTGCTAACTCTTCATCTGACATATTCCTTATCCTGTCGGCATTGGTTGTTGTGGATTTAGATGTAGTAATCTCCATCGTCACGTCCGTAATAAGTCCATCTCCATAACCATCTAACTTTACAGATTCAATATCGCCAGCAAAATTGCCATTTAAAGATAAATTCAATATTCTCGGTTTTCCTGTAGCACCATATCTATTTTCTTTTGTATCAAGAATTTTTATCAAATCACTAACTGTTACTACTTTCATCTTCTCCACCTCTCAATTCTTTCAGTTTTG